ATTAGAACTTGGAGAAGAAGCAGGTATATTCAAAAAAGTTTCTACAAGATACGAAATGCCAGATGGTTCTAAAGTGTTTGGTAAAAACATCAATGATGAACCTGAAAAGTATTTTACAAAAGAAGTATTAGATAAGATTGATGAACACGCAAAACGAAAATTCAGTTACGGATCAGACGAAGAATAAGAAATACGTTTTTGTTCAAAGAGACGGTGATGACTTTAGTTGTATAAAGATTACCGAAGGAACATATAAAAACGTTATTTACACTTATGGACACGTTCAATTTGCACCTACACCTAATGCAAATGACGAAATACCTTTAAAGTTTGATTACGATATTAAATCAAATCCGTTTGAAGTGGATGTGAGAAGTGAAGATTTTAAAAATTTTATTGGAGATATTTTAGTAGAAGTAGTTGAAAGACAATTAAACGATGGCAAACTTGACATTAAAGAATAATTATATTTCGGTATATGATGATGTGTTGACCGATACTCAATGTCAACACTTGATTGATAAGTTTGAAGACTCACAATCACAATGGCAAAAAACAGAATTAAAAGACCATAGATCATTTACAGAAATTAATATTAATATGCATAAAGATTGGGATGAATATGCTAAGACTTTATTTAATGTATATAGAGAACAAGTTAATTTATATTTAAAAGATAATAATATAGATGTTGAAAAACAATGGCCTGCTAAGTTTGGATTTGAACAAATAAGATTTAAAAAATATGAAGCAAATGATTTAGATGAATTTAAAGAACACGTTGACGTTACAGATTATAATAGTGCTAGAAGATTTTTAGTTTTCTTTTTATATCTAAATGATAACGAAGGTGGTCATACAACTTTTCCTGAACTAGATATACAAGTACAACCTAAACGAGGTAGACTATTAATGTTTCCTCCTACTTGGACTTACAGACACACAGGAGAAAAACCAAAAGATGAACCAAAATATATTATAGGAAGTTATTTACATTATGTCTGAACGAATTGAATTAACAATATTTAAATCACTAATACACAACGAAGACTTTGCTAGAAAAGTTTTACCTTTTTTAAAAGAAGATTATTTTCAAAATAGAATAGAGAAAGTTTTATATAGTGAAGTTGAAAAGTTTGTAAGACAATATAATAATCTTCCAAATAAAGAAAGTCTTTTAATAGAATTATCTAATAGAAGAGATATTAATGAAGAAGAATATAAAAATATTCAAACATTATTAAACTCTTTACCAGAAGAAAATACAGATCAAACTTGGTTGCTTAATACAACAGAAAAATTTTGTAAAGATCGTGCGGTACATAACGCTATATTAAATGGTATTAAAATCTTAGATGGTAAAGATAAACAACACTCACCAGAAGCAATACCTAGTATATTAACTGAAGCGCTTAGTGTTTCTTTTGATAAGTCAGTTGGACACGATTACTTAGAAGATAGTGAAAAACGATTTGATTGGTACCATAAAAAAGAAGATAGAATACAGTTTGATTTAAAGTATTTTAATAAAATTACAAAAGGTGGTATACCTAATAAAACTTTAAATATTATACTTGCAGGTACGGGTATCGGTAAATCTTTGTTTATGTGTCATTTAGCAAGTAGTATATTATCGCAAGGTAAAAATGTATTATATATTACTTTAGAAATGGCAGAGGAACGAATTGCAGAAAGAATTGACGCAAACTTATTAAATGTTCCTATTTCAGAATTATATCAAATGCCAAAAGTTATGTATAACACTAAAATAAAATCTTTAGAAAATAGATTAAATGGTAAGTTGATTATCAAAGAATATCCAACTGCTTCAGCACATAGTGGTCATTTTAGATCATTGTTGGATGAACTTGCATTAAAGAAATCATATAAACCAGACATCATATTCATAGACTATTTGAATATATGTTCTTCATCACGTTTTAAAGCAGGTTCAAATACTAACTCATATACAATTATTAAATCAATTGCTGAAGAGTTAAGAGGACTAGCAGTAGAATTTGATTTGCCAATTGTATCCGCTACTCAAACAACAAGAACTGGTTTCGTAAGTACCGATATTGGTTTAGAAGATACATCTGAAAGTTTTGGTTTACCTGCAACAGCAGACTTTATGTTTGCTTTAATATCAAGTGAAGAGTTAGAACAATTAGGACAGATTAGAGTTAAACAATTAAAGAATAGATATAATGACCCAACTATGAATAAATCATTTGTTATTGGTGTTGATAGATCAAAAATGAGATTGTATGATGTTGAAGATTCGGCACAGACTTTAGTAAATACAAATCTACAATCTACTAAAACTGAAATAAAACAAATTGAGGAGGTAAAAGAAAGCAGTGACCCTTACGATAGATTCAGCGACTTCAACTGATACAGCAAAAAGATATAAACCAAGTAAACTATATCCAGTACAAAGAAAAAGAACACAAAGAAGATACGAGTTATTAGGAAAATATAAAACTAATAAAGGATGTGTTGTTTGTGGATACAATAAACATCCTAAAGCGTTGTGTTTTGACCATATTGATCCAGGTCAAAAGAGTTTATTTTTAAAAAGAAAAAATAGATATCCAGGAAGTGGTTCAGGTATTGGCGCTTTGTTAAAAAGAATATGTATAAAAGATATGGAGAAAAATCATTATTATATAAAAGTATTATTTGATGAATTAAGAAAATGTCAAATAATGTGCCACAACTGTCATCAAATAAAAACTTTTGAAAATAAGGATCATATGATATGGAGAAAGAAAAATTTAAAATAATAGATAACGCAGTTTCTTTAGATTTACAAGAGTTAATAAAGAAAACTGTATTAGGCCAAGCATTGTTTCCTTGGTTCTATTATAATGATGGAACTTACGGACCAGATATACCTGAAGAAGATATTCCAGCATATAAAGATACAATATCACACGAAGATATACTGGACACTCCTCAATTCACACACACTTTCTTTTTACATAGTAAAGATAACTCACCTCATCACCAAAAGTTAATTGTACCATTACTTAAAGAATTAGGTTTAAGTGCCGAACATCTTACAAGAGCAAAAGCAAATCTATTAATACAACAAAATGGATTTACAGAAAATCACTTTAATACACCACATACAGATTGGAATATAGATCATACTGTATTGATATATTATGTATTAGATAGTGATGGAGATACTATATTATTTAATGAGAATATAAGAGATAACTTTACACCAAGTACCGTAAGTATATATAGAAGAGTTAAACCAAAACAAGGTAGAGTGTTATTATTTGATGGATCAATATTTCATTCAAGTTGTAACCCTATCAAGTCAAAAGAAAGAGTAGTGTTTAATATTAATTTAGCATATGACTATAGAAAACATTTTTCCAACTAAAATATATAACGACAAGATAGGTCTGCCATTAGTCTTAAAACAAGATTTAATTAAATTTGCTTACGATTTAAAGATGTTGCCAGCAGAACAACATCAATTAATTAAAAATGGATTTTCAAGTTTCAATGTACACAATTCAGTATTGAATCATTTTAAAATCTTAGAAGAAGAACTTACCGAACATATTAAAAAATATTTAAAATCAGTAAACTTTAATGATGAACAAAAACAATTTAGAATAGTTAATAGTTGGATGAACATATATCCAACAGGTTCATACGTTACTGAACATTTACATAACGGTTGCTATTTAAGTGCCGTTCTATTTTTACAAACTCCAGAAGAGTGTGGCGATTTTTACTTACTTGATCCTTTAGAATATCATAAAATAAATGTAATAGGAGAAGAGAGTAATCAACAGCGTTTTAAACCAGAAGAAGGTAGATTTATTTTATTTCCTTCTTATTTAAAGCACGGCAGTTTGCCAAATGAGTCAAAAGATGATAGAATAATATTATCTTTAAATGTAAAAATAGAAAGTAAATATGTTCCAAAAGTACAAGAATAGAAAAAGGTATAAGAAACCTCCTACACCACCCGAACTAAAGTACTCATATAAACCTGTTAAAAAAGGTAATGATATGTATTTTGAAGTCTATGAAAAAAATGAAAGAGAAACACAGGTTATCGCTAAGTATTTCTTTGAAGAAGACGCAAAAAGAATAACCGATTTTCATAACAAGAAACAAGTTTGGAGAATGAATGAAGGTATACCCAAATGGTTAACTCTATCAGATAAGATATATTAATACTCATAAATAGTCATATGGCAATAAAACTATTTGTAGAAGCGTCTGAAATTATGGCAGCGGTCGCTATGACTATGACCGATACTAAATTAAAGACTTATGAGTCTAAACAAGGTTTGATAAACTTTCTAAAAGATGGAAAGAAGATTGCAAACAGTAATAAGATTCAATACGGAAAACCAACAGTTAAAACAGAATTTTTAAGAGCGTTTGATCCTAAAGAAAAAACGTTTTTAGATGAAGCAGCAAAAGGTATATCCGCTGCCAAATCTGTTAAACAATGGTTATCTAATTTGAATGATAGAGGAGTTAAAGTATCCAATCCTGTTGCAGATAGAGTTTTTATGACAGGTGACGTTTGGCCTAAAGAGGTTCAAAAGTTTCAAGTAAGTGCGTATGGTTTTTCATCTTACAATTCTTCAGACGTAATTTTTAAAGTTAAAAAAGGATACTATGGTGTTTCTTTAAAAAAGAAAGCAACATTAACAGCGGCTGATCCTACTATTATCAATAAAGCATTTGATAGTGTTTTACAAGGTAAAGACTTTAATCAAATAAAAGAAGATGTTAGAAAAGTCCGTGCAAAATATTTTGCTAGAATATTAAAAGAAGCATTATCAAAAGGTCCTATTAAAATAGCAAAAGGTAGACTTCCACTTACAGACGAAGAACTATTTAAATTTTCTATACAAGATATCGTTAAAGGAAGTAAGAGAGCATTATTAGATTTAAAAGGATATGGCAAAATAGATTTAGTAGACCCTAAAAAATCTGACAAGAGTTTGTTTCCATCAGACATAGATAAAGATCCTAAAAAAAGTATGAGAAGTTGGGTCAACAGAAAACTATCAAGCAATGATAGTATATTTACTGAATTAACAAAAGTATTAAATAAGTATTCAGAAACATTTGCTAAAGCACTTCTAAACTTAGTACTAAAAACAAATTTATATGAAGAGTTAAAAGATAACTCTTTTGCTTTTGCTTTAGTAACTGCTGTTGCTAAATTAGATAGAGAAGGTAATCCTATTATTGATATTGAACCAGCAAAACCTTTACATACTGTTCTATGTGGTTTAGGTGCTTTGAATAAAGGCAGTAAACCGTACAAGATTGAGTATGATAAAGTTAAAAATGCAAAGGCAGACGCCGCTAAAGTTTACTTATTATTGAAAAAAGGTGACGTTACCATACTAGATATGGAGTTGAGATATAAAGGAAGTTTTACTCCTCAACCTCAATTTTTTGCAACAATATCACAATCCTTTACAAAAGTATTAAAAGACGAGTGTATTGTACCTTAATTATAAATAGTAAGTTGACGATTTAATTATATAAATGGAACAATTGGAAAACAAAAATGGATTTATCAGGTTTCTTTTTAATAGAAGACAGAAATACGCATTTAGAACATTTAGAAGACGAAATTATTAATAACGGTAGTCAAGGAATTAAAGACGCTGTAGAGTTTTTAAAATCGTTTGGTGAAATGTTATCTAAAGGTACAGGAGGACGATCTTCATTTACAGTTAAATGGGATGGCGCTCCCGCTATTATCTGTGGTACAAATCCAGAAAACGGCAAATTCTTTGTCGGTACAAAATCAGTATTCAACGTAACTCCAAAACTTAATTACACAAATAGAGATATAGATAAAAACCATAGTGGTGGTTTAGCAACTAGATTAAAAGTTGCTTTAGCAGAATTAAAAAAATTAAATATTGACGGTGTTCTACAAGGTGATATGCTTTATATTAAAGGTGATTTAAAAACTGAAAATATAGATCAACAAGCAATGATAACTTTTACACCTAATACTATAACATATGCAGTACCAGTTGATAGTGATTTAGGTAGACAGATTAGATCATCCTCAATGGGTATTGTTTTTCATACAACGTATAGAGGAAAAACTATAGACAGTATGAGAGCGTCTTTTGGCGCTAACGTTAGAGGATTAAGAAAAGTATCAAGTGTATTTTTTGATGACGCAACTTTCAAAAATGTTACAGGTATAGGTTCATTTACACCAAGTGAACAAGCAAGATTTGATGGTATTTTAAGAATGGCATTAGGTAGTGCAAGTAAAGGTGGAAGACTTGCAGATAAACTAAAAGGACAATCAAATGTTCTTTCTATAGGTATTCAACTTAAAACATTTTTTAATAGTTTTATTAGAAGTGGACAAAGTATATCTGGCGTTAAAAAATTGGTAGATGATTTTCAAACTTTCTTTAAAGAAAGATTAGATAAAGAGATAGGCGCTAGAAAAACAGAAGCGTCTAAACAAAAATATAAAATGATACAACAAGAAGGATTAAATTTTATTAAAAAGTATGCTGGAGATTTTTATTTTGTAATTGCAACTTATGTAAGTTTACAAGCAGCAAAAACATTTTTAATAAGAAAAGTAAATCAGATACAAGGTATTGGAACTTTTTTAAGAACTGAAAATGGTTTTAGAGTTACAAGTCCAGAAGGATTTGTAGCAATCAAAGGATCAAAAGCAGTCAAACTTGTAGATAGATTAGAATTTAGTAGAGCAAACTTTACAGTCGCTAAAGATTGGGCAAGAGGATAATGGCAGTAGGAAATTTAACAGAACAAAATATTAATATAGCAAGAGGTCTTGTAAGAGGCGCTAGTGTTATTCATAAATTTGGTAGAAATCCAAATGTAGGTGGTGCTCCAGAAACAATATGGGAACACGGCGGAGTTTACACTTACTTGACAGTTGCCTCAACAGTTTATGTATCAGGTGCTGACGCACAGGATAGTGCTGCTGGAACAGGTGCTCGTACAGTTACAGTCCAAGGATTGGACGC